TTTTGAAGTTGTTGAATTTCGGCAGTAACCGATTTCATATCAAACACGCCATTTTTGGCACCTTTGGTCAACTCAGATATTGCTGCTTGTGGGGTTGAAGCCGATCCGACTGCGTTCCAAGCAAACTTTAATTTTTTGTCTTGCAAGTCAAATTGATTTTTTTCAATTTCACCTTGGGTTTTTTTGACGGCAAGCGCAGCAGCTTCAATTTCTCGGCGTGTTTTTTCAATGCCTGGAATTTGTGCCCCGCCACCGCCTTTTGCCAAAAGACCGGTCAATTTGTTGTAATTGATTGTGCCGGTATTAGGATCAATAGATTGGCTATAAGCATCAGCTAACACATTTTGCGTTGCTTCTGCGCGTTGAGCAGAGCCAAGTTGATACTGCGCTAATTGATTTTGATTTTGCGCGTTTTGAATAGCCGCAATCTGGCCATACTGCGCCAAAGGATTGGCTATTTCTATTGGGCGAACGCCAAGAGAAATGTTTGGATCAAGTGCCATGTTTATTCCTTATCCGTATATTTGTCGTTCAAGGTCTGCATTGGATGGGCTGTTGCCACGATTTTGCAATGCGTTAAGCAACGCATTGCCTTGGGTGTAGTTTAAATAAGTACCCACACCACCAGTAAAAGCGTTAGCCATACCCACTTGACCAGCCGCTTGTGCTGCGCCAGCGCTGGTCATTAAATTGCCTACGTTTGTGCCGTATGACCCTAACGCATTACCAGCACTAGTTGCGTAGTTTTGACCAGCTTGGCCAACTAAATTAGTAGAAGTTTGACCGATACCAGACAACGCTGCTTGACGGTTATACAACTGGTTCTCACGCGCCACGTCAGTGTTGTAGCCAGTTAAAGCGCGGTTGTATGCGTTGCCAAATTCTTGAGACGCTGACTCTTGCGCGTAGTCTTGCATTCCTTTAAGCGTTTGTCCAGACACTAAACCACCTCTTGCGCGTGCTTTAGATGCCAGCGCTTTACGGCCTTCAGCTAAACGGAACGCATAGCCGGGATCAGCGGTGTAATCACCCGCGCCAAATTTAAACGCGCCAGGCACATTGCCAGCGGTGCGTTGCATTTCAGCTAATGCGTTATAACCAGCCGTACGATAAGGCGCTTGATCAGCACGCGTTTTCTCATACATTTCGCGTTGCAACGCAACTTGTTGATCAGAAATTTCTTTCTGCACCTCAGACGCTTGCGCCACCGCGCCCGCTTGTGTTTTAGAAGCGCTTCTTGATGAGGCCGCGCCTAATAAGGCGCCGCCAATAATTGCCGTTGCTGTTCCTATTGCCATGACGTTACCTCTTTAATGAATGTGCGCTCCATTGGCTTGAACCCAGCGCGAATGTAAAGATTTTCCATCTTTTTTGCCCGATTGTCTTCTAACGCAACCATAAATAATGCGGCTGCTTCTTTGTCTTTTGCCCATTGTTCAATTTGTTTGAACATTTGACCGCCAGCGCCGCTTCCCCGTGATGCTGGAGTTAGCCACCACCACAACTCTTGCACAACAAGCGCCGAAGGGTTGAAGTAAAGCGGGTATACAAGAGCGCCGCATACACCAACAATTTCATCTTCAATTTCTGCAAGCCAAATACCAATACTATCGTTTTGTAGTGATGACAAGTAAAACTGTGAATATCCAGGCACATCAAACCCAATCGACCCGTGCATTGGGGACGCAGCATGAAACGCCTGCGCTAATATCAGATATTGAGGCAGATCAGACTCAAGGGCTTTGCGAACAAGCATTAGGTTACCTCGCGCCTAAAAACATAGCTGTTGATTGTACTGATAAATTCATCATTACCCCAGTAGCAGAATGTTGTTCGGGATGTACTGCGTCATCAACCAATTAGTGCCGTCAGACACAAGTGTCGCAGAATCTCCAGAACTTGCCAAGAGAATTGACGTAGCCGCCGAGCCGCCAGCCAAGGGCACTACGTTGCTAGACGCAGACACCAAAGTCTGCGCTTGGTAGTTCTGAAAGTACAAAACGCGCCCAGACCATAACGCCGCAGCAGGCAACGTGGCCGTGCAAGTTGAGCCTGTCTTGTTGTTGATTAGCCAAACTTCAGTATCAGCAACCGTAAAGTTAGCCGTTTTGGTAACAGGCGCAGATGGCGCGCTAGTTGTTGCAGCCAGCGTGCCTGCGGCAAAAGACAGGCCAGAACCAACGGTGACGTTGCTAAAGCCACCAGAGCCGTTGCCGTACAGGATCGAAGTCCCACTGGTGGCTGGCGCGTAGTCCGTGCCCGACGTAGCGGCAGAAATTGCCGTACCGTTGCCTTTAAGGATGCCAGTGATGCTGGTCGATAGCGTCAGTGCAGGCGTTGCCCCGCCGCTTGACGTACCGGCAAGACCATTGGCCGACGCAACTGAGACAGCCGTGACGTAAGTGCCTGCGGGCTGTTTGCTGTTAAATGTGTTCCAGTCGGTTGACGTCAGGTAGCCGTTAGTCGATGTATTGGCCGCAGCCATCGAGATGGCCGGTGTTACACCGCCGCTAGACACAACTGGCGCAGTGCCGGTGACCGAGGTGACGTAAGTGCCTGCTACTTGAGCGCCGACGGTGTTGTATGAGATTGTTCGGGCAACAGAGCCGTCAAAAGTCGTGCCAGATGCCGCGCCTGCGCCGCCATTGTTAAAAGTTACCGCATTGGCAACACTGCCTACGCCGGTGACGGTGCTTGGCGCGGCGTGCTGCCAGTAACCGCCAGACGTATATTGCAGAAGGTCACTGGTTGCCGCGCTACTGCTTTCAACGTCATTTAAATCGTCAAGTTGTATGCCGATTCGTGGCCTGACAAAAATTGAACCGTTGGACGCCGCGTAAACAACTGCCGCCACTTGGATCTTTGCCGCTGGCGCTGCTGGCTCAGTGTCCGTCAAACCACCAGCCACCGCAGGGTTGTAATACAGTATCTGGCCATCTACCCATGCTTCGGCGCCGCCTGTAGTATTGATGCCACGCACGATACCAAAGCTGGTGATGTAAATCCAATCGTTAAGTGCGCCGCTTTCGGTGGCAACGCCCATGAACAAATACGCCGTTGATTTGGTCAAACCGCTTGCTGGTGCGGCAGTCAGACCACCGCTTGCACCGACTGTGCCAGTAAGCATGACGCCTTGGCCTTCAGTAATTGCCGCCGAACACTTGACCCGATAATATATTTCTTCGCCAATTTGCTGGATAGCGTTGCCGCCTTCCATGACAAGGCTTAAAGTCTGCGCGTTGTCTGCGTTGTCCCAATACAAAGTGCCTTGGGCCGTTGGCAAGGTTGCTGGCGTAATGTCAAACTCAACAGCATTAAGGCTGGTATTGCCATTGTCATCAATGATGACAGTGCTATTTTGAATCAGCTTGCCAGTTGTTAAGTCAAACCTAGCAACAGCGTTATCGGTAGCACTTGCAGGGCCAACAACATCGCCATTAGTTGCCGGTGCGGCCCATGTAGGCGCGCTGCCAGTGGTGGCTGTCAGTATTTGACCAGTCGTGCCTGCCGCAGTAAACGCATAGGCCGTACCTGTACCATAAGACACCCCGTAAGCCGTAGGTGTATCCGTGCTGTTTGTGCCGCCATTGGCGATGGGTAGAACGCCGTCTACATGGGTTGTAAGGCCGATCTTGCCCCACGATGGCGCTGTGTCTACGCCACCTGAGATTAGCGCGTTCCCAGTCGCCACATCAGCAAGTTTAGCTAAAGTGGTTGTAGTGTCTGCATACAACAAGTCGCCTACAGCATAAGATGCAAAGCCTGTGCCGCCATTTGCAGCAATCAATGTGCCGTCCAACACCACCACGCCCACGGCAGCGGCCACTGGCGTTAGGCCAGTTGTGCCGCCAGAGAAGGACAGCACGCCATCATTGGCTACGGTAATTGTGCCCGAACCGTTGGCCACCGATATGCCTGAACCAGCACCAAGAGTGTTAAGGGTATACCCTGTACCGTTGCCAATAAGCAACTGCCCATCAGTAGGGATTGTGCCCAAACCCGTACCGCCGCCAGTAACTGAAATAAAGCCTGTACCTGACCCCGTAATTGTGTACAGGTTGTACAAAAACAAGTACCACTCACGCGCAATTCTTCCGTCTTTATCTAAGAAATTAACCCGTGGCGCGGTGATTTGGTTGTTAACTGCCATTATGCGTTTGTGCCAGAAAGCAGAAGTTCAGCGCCCATGATGTCAATTTTGACTGGATCAGTACCTGAGATCTCATAAACCCGATCACGTAACTTCAAAGTCATGCCCAAACGCCGCCAAAATACTCGACGATAGTATTGGCCAACCTTACCCATGGACGCCCAATGCTCGTTTGACCAAGTGTGGCCACCATCGTCTGAAAAGCGCAGCATGACTTGTGGGTCGGCGCCTTGAGTGATAACTACTGAGCCAATTAAAAAATCACCGCTTTCGGTAATTAGAAAATTCCCATTCTCAGTTAAAAGATAAAATTCTTCATAGTCTTCAAACACTGTTCCGGTCAAACCTACGCCAGACTGACATTCAAGTTGCAAGCTGTGTTGGGCGGTACGTTTAAGCGTATTTGTGCCTTGTGGCAATGCACGCCATGAGCGCAACCACTTTTGAGGTTGGCTATTGTCAGCGTAAACATCAAGGTCAAACGTGTAGATGTTACCGTTCTCAAAATCGCCCACAATGATGTTGCCACCAAAGTTACATTGGCAGTTGCTGCGGTGACGGGTAAACACGCCGTTTTCCCAGCCTGCACGCTCATGCCAGGCTTGCGTAGCCACGTCGTAAACCCAAGTAGCATTGGCCGATGGAAAAGTTAGCACATAAAAGGAATGGCCTTCTTGCTGATATGTATAGGCCAGCGCGTCTGCAAGATTGCCGTATTGTGCAATAGCGTACTCAATAGCATGCGTAGACACGCGCGCGGCGCCGTAGCCATTGGCACGGTAAACAATACCTTGACCACGGGCGTCTGTGCCTAGCCAAAACAAAGTGTTGTCTAGTTTGGCAATAGAAAAAGTGGCCACGCAGCCTATTTCGTTAAATGCGCCTTGAATGGGTGACAGTGGAAAGTTAGCCAAACCGGCGTTGTACCAAACCTCAGTCGAGTCAGTACCAAACACCCACAGTTGGCGGTGATCCACGTTGATGGCCACCACACCGTCGGGCGATCCATCAGCACTAGAAAAGGTCAAGGGGTCAAACACCAACGGGTAAATGTAGTCGCCGTTGGCGGGGTTAATTGTGTCCACGCTCCAGATGCGCTGGCTGTTAGGTTCATTAAAAATGAACTGAGTGTCCAGATAGCCCACAGTCACAGCGCCTGGGAAGTTGACGTCCGTAATTTGATCAAACTCGCCTGTGGGTTCGTAGTAGGTGTAGCTAGGGCCATTGCAGGCAAAAAACATTACCCCACCATTGTCAGCAATTGACACGGGGCCAGTACCTGATACATCACCAATTTTGGATGGGACAGCCGTCAAGCTATTTAATTTATAAACTTCAGTGCCTGACACAACATAAAAGTCTGCGCCATTGGTCTGGTGTGCCCACAATGCACGAATGGGGCCAGTGCCAATAGACTGAAGAAATTTTAAACCGGGGGCGCGGTTTAGGAAAGCCGGTTCTGTGCCACCTTCAGGAACAATCTCGGGAAAAAGATTGATCATTCTGGCATCCGCAGCGTTTACGCTGCGTGCCACATAGGCCGAGCCAAGAATAGGCGTTTTCATTAGTAGTTACCGGCATAGATGTTGAAACGCTGGCGGTTGGCCACCAATGCGTAAGGCAGTGCCATCACATCATCAGGGTTGTTGATGCGTTTCAAGTCACGCTTAGAAGTCATGGCGATGCGTTGCACTTGGGGGCTTGGCTCAACGCCAAACTCAGGCGCGATCTCCATGGCCAAGTTGTATGTAAACGCACGCAAATAGCCTGGTGGGTAATACATGACCGTAGCCAAATCGGCAGGCTCATCAAGTTTTTCCACCGACACAAAGTGAAACTCCAAGTCCTGCGTTGGCCTTGGATAGACGTACATCTCAATGTCAGGAAACGTCATGTTGACCCACATAACTTGTGGGTAAGTGGAAGTCACGGTCTTAACAGCAATACCGTTGTACTGCTGTTGATTGATAAACTTGATGCCATACGACACGCCGCTAGGCGCTCTGAAGTATGTAGAGTCGTCAAGCAAAACGGGGCGAAGACCTACAAAGTCACCAGTTGGACCAAGGGTTCGACTAATAAGACTTGCAGGCCATGTAAAGACTTGATCTTGGGTAGCAAATACTGACAGACGCTCTGTATTCCACGAATCAATCATTTGATTCATGGCCATCAAGGAATCTTGAGATACTGATGCAGAGGGCGTTTCACCTTCAGCAAGCACGCCAAGGAGCCGAAGCGCCCGATTGATTTGTTCGCCAGCGGTGTACGTTGTCATGCTTAGACCTCTTCAGTAGTCACTTTTCTACGGCGCTTAACTTCCAGCACGTTCACAGGAGCCGCTTCAGGTTCAGAAAGCGTATCTGGATTGTAACGCGTCCAGCCATTATTTTCATCTGCTACAGCTTCAAGTTCCATGGTTGCCACTTTAGCGCCATGAACAGGGTGGGTCAATGTAATGTTCATATTAAAAATGGGGGTGATTAGCCCCCATTTGGTTAGGATGCTACTAATGGAACAGAATACCATTGAGTAGTAGAAGACGCTACCAACAATGAACTGGTAAGGTTTGTTATGCTATATGCACCGTTAGCCGCAACCGCATTGATTGCCCCGCCAGTAGCGGGATAAATATTCAACGCGCCAGCGGCAGTGTTTTTAACAATGATTACCATACCAGCTACCGCTGTAGGCAAAATCACGCCTTTAGTACCGTCTGCCGCCGAAACGACATTAATACCTTCAGCTAGTGCAGCAGCAGTGCCTTGATTAGTTCCAGCCGCTGCAACAGCAGCAACAGGTAGGCGAATAGCGCCAGTTGACGTGCCGGTTAAATTGCCGGTTACAGTCGTAGCAGTTATGGTCGTAGCGGTTACCGTTTGCAACTCTGACGCGCCGGTAACGGTTACGCTTTCAAATTCAGGGTCGCTAAACGCGACTCCTACAGCTTTTGTATTTGGCATAATGTTTCCTTTTAAAACAGGGGCCGAAGCCCCCATTTAAGTTTAGGCAATACGGTACGCAGTCCAAGTACCGTCGCCTGTTTTACGAGCGCGGAATTGGGCAGAAGTATTAACAGCAACCGCAGCAACGCCAACAAGTGTCCAACCAGTACCAGCAGCCAAAGTGACTGAGTCAGAACCGGAAGCATCAATATTGATGACAATAAAGTCAAACGCGGCATTTACTTTAGAAGCACTAGAAATGTCTGCTTCAACCAAAGCTACGGTTGGCAAAGTTAAATTGCCAGCAGCGCCGTTGAATACAAACAAACCATTTGCTAATTCAGCAGTTGTCATTGTCGCGGCAGCAGCTACGGCTGTTGGAGCGCCTTGAACAAACAGTTGTGCTTCGCCGGTATTACCGTCGCCAAGCTGGTAGCCACCAGCACCATTAGGGAGAGCCATGATATTTTCCTTTAAAAGATGTTACGAAATGAAGCCCCCGAAGGGGCATTCAGATTAGCCCCAGATACGGCAGGCCATTTGTGGACGAATTGTGCTGAAACCGTACAAAACGTCAATACGGCAAGGCATACGATCGTTGTTGATGTCGTACTGGCGAACCACACGCAAGCTGATACCGTTATGAACGGCACGGGCAGCCATGTCAACGCCTTGGGGCAACAACAAGTCAGCGGTCGCAAATGTGATCGCATCT